ATGGATGTTGCAGATCCGTCGCTTAAACCAGATATAACTCCAATTCCACAGAATGGGGCGGATGATTATTATACCACGTTAAATGACGTTGTTTCACAGAAAATTTTAACGAGTCATCGTATAACAAGTCCAATGCTTTTAGGTATTAAATCAAATACAGGATTAGGTAATAATGCTGAAGAAATAGAAACATCATATAGATTGTTTTTAAATACAGTTGTATTACCATTCCAACAAAGTATATTAGGAGTATTTGAAGGATTATTAGAATTCAATTACGGAGAATTAACATTAGGTGTAATACAGAAAAACCCATTATTTGAATACGAAGATGAAGATGAAGCAGAGGTAGTAGTATCTCAAGATGCAGATGTAGAGGATGAAAAAGAATTAGATGATCAAATAAATGATGACGCACCATTAACAGAATAGATATATGACAACTACATTATTAATTAGCGAAGCAAAAGTTAGAGCATTTTCAGATTTAAATGAATCTGTAGATGATGCTTTAATGGTAAACGGAATTAGAGAAGCACAAGATATAGCTATACAACCTATTATAGGAACTAAACTATATAATACTTTAATTACTAAAATTGATAACAATAGTGTATCAGGGTCGTATACAACATTAATTGACGATTACATTCAGCCGGCATTAGTTTATGCTGCATTGTATAATATTACAGAGGCTGTAATGGTAAGAACTAGAAATAACGGATTATTAACTCCTACAGGGGGTGAAAATAGCGTTAATGTAGATAGAAGTATGTATGATGCTAAACGTCAAAGCATTTTTAACAAACAACAATTTTACGCAGATCAACTGTCTAGATACTTAACTGAAAATCTAGCATTGTTTCCTGAATTAGGTCAAAATACATTACTATACCAATTTGTACCTGACTATGGTAGTCAGTACAGATCACCTATTGTAATGCAGAGGAATACTAGAGCAGTATATATGAACTTAGCAAGACAAGCAGGATTACCAATTGTAAATTCAGCTTATCCTGCGTACCCACCTCCAGGACCAACTAAATACGATATATAATTATGGCACAAGATTTATCAGGACTTTATATAAGTCAATCATTTCAAAATTTAGTACAGCGTTCCGCAAGTGGAGCATTTAATGTACTAGCAACAGCTACGGGTACGGAATTTATTCCTATATCAGCATCATACGCTATTTCTGCTTCACAAGCACAATCAGTAGTTAGCGCTTCATATGCTGTGAGTGCATCTCACGCTAATACTGCGTTAAGCTCGTCATATGCTGTAAGTGCTTCATTTGCTCAACGAGCTATATCATCTTCACATTCAGACGTTAATTTACAAGAAGTATTACAAAATGGTAATTCAGCTTCTATTGCAATAAATTTAACAGCAAGTCTAAATACAACAGGAAGTTTAACAGAACATAAAAATGAATTTAAAGTAACAGCACAAGATAAAGATACTGATTTTGATGTTGCAGCATTTAAAATTAAAAATAATGGTGCAGGTAAAACAATAATTACTGGTTCAGTTGAAATAACAGGATCATCATCAGTAGAAGGAATATCAACTGTAAGTTTAAATTCATCAGGTAATAGTCCAAAGATTATAATTAAAGATGATGCTAATACTAGTTTTAGTGTAGGACCAACATTAAGATTTACTGGCTCCAGAGTTGGTAAAATTGAAACAGAAAGAAATTTCCAAATTGATGTAGAAGGATCTGGTGATACAATATTCAACGCTGGTAATCAATACCTATTTACAAAAAATAGTTTCCAATCAGGTGATTTTAAAATTACAGATCCTGGTTCAAGAACAGCATTTTATCAACACGAAAACTTAACTGAAACAGGTAGTGTAAGATTTGCAAATACAACTACAGATGCAGGTATTGGATTAAGAATGGATGATAATCAGATGGCATTACAAATGTATTCTGGATCAGCATTCCATCCAATAATTAGAAGAGCTAGTGGTTCACAACAAGTTAATTTATATGACTCAAGTAGAAGTACAGGTTCAGCAGATCAAGTATTAAAATCAAATGCAAACGGAGGAATAGAATGGGGTGTAGCAGCAGGAGATCCTTTCCCATATACAGGTTCAGCACAAATAACAGGTTCATTAGCAGTAACAGGTTCAACAAATATAAGTTTAAATGAATTAGGCACAGCACCAACATTAATTATTCAAGATGATGCAAATAATAGTTTTAGTATTGGACCAACATTAAAGTTTAGTGGTTCAAGCGTTGGTATTATAGAAAGTGATACTAATAAAAATTTAACAATTGAAGCTACCCAAGATTTAAATATTAATGTTGAGAATCAATTTGGTTTAACTAAAGACAATAGCTTAGGTGATGCTTACCAATTTATTAATAATGGGTCTTTATGGGCTAAATTTCAAAATGAAAATCTTAGGTCAACTGGTAGTATTACATTTGCCGACCCTACAATAGATGTAGGTATAGGATTAAGAATGGATAACGATAAGATGGCATTACAGATGTATTCTGGTTCATCATTCGTTCCTATTATTCAAAGGTTATCTGGTTCAAAACAAATAAATCTATATGATTCTACTTCAAGCACTGGTTCATCAGCACAAGTATTAACATCTAATGCTAATGGTGGAATTGAATGGGGTGTTGGAGCTTCAGATCCTTTCCCATTTACAGGAAGTGCACAAATAACAGGATCATTAATAGTAACTGGTTCAGTAAGTTTAGGTAATATACCTAGTAGAAATACAATAAATGCATCAGCACAAGGAGCATTAGTTCATGGTGATGGTAACGCTATTAACTCGACCGGAGAAGATAATGCTATTATAGCTGGTGAAAGTAATGCAATTAACTCAGGTGGATATTCAGCAATTATAGGTGCAGCAGGATCATCACTAACAAATGTAGATACATCAATAATAGCAGGTGGATATCAAAACACTGTACAAGGTACAAGAACATTTATTATGGGTGGTAATCAAAATACTGTTGCTAGCGGTACTGAACATTCAGGAGTAATTGGAGGACAATTTAACCAAGTAAATAGTAATATTACAGGATCAGTAGTAATAGGTGGTAAAAATATTGGCGCAGATAAAGCTGATACAGTATTCGTTCCAGCATTAAATGTAGGAAAAGGTACTAGACCTGGAGATGTAATAGTAGAAGCTGGATCTGTAAATGTTACAGGTTCAATTGTAGGAAGTACTAGTATACTAGCAGGACAAAATGCAGCAGCATTTAGTTCAGATGCAGTAAGATTAGGTAATGCAACAACACCAGTTCAATATGGTAATATGATTATTCATACTGATACTTCTGGTGCGATGTTAGGTAATCAATATAACGGTTTTACTATTGATGACCCAGGCACGTCGAATATTCAATTTGCTAGCTCAGCATTCACAGGATTAGGTAATACAGTTCATTTATTAGCAATGGGTGCTAATTCAGTAGGTAGAACAGATACTATAAAATTATGGTCATCAGGATCAGGTGCAGATTTAAATTTATCTACTGATGTAGTAATACAATCAGGTAATAAATTAACAATGTCTGGTTCAATTGAATTAGCAGGTGTAACAGGATCAGTAGGACAAAGTATTGGAGTAGATGCTTCAGGTAAAGCTAAATGGGAAAATACAATTAAAGCATTTAGTTGGACAGGTACAACATATACACAAGCAACAGCTCCTGGATGTGATTATGTATTTGCAGTTACTGATGTTATACCAGGTGGAACATTTGGTCCTGGAGATATATTAGAAGTAAGATCAATGGATCAGAAAGCTGGTTCATCAGGAACAACTTATACTTTAATAGCAGCTGTTAATACAGGTAGTTTATCAGCAGGTGTAGCTAGACCAGCTAATTTTAGAGGATTATCTCAAAACCAAGAAAGTAGTGATGGTAAAATTTATTACCAAAAGACAATTTATATTGATACAGCTGGTAGTTCATCATTATGGGATGAAGGTAACTCAACTGAAACTTATCAAAACGGTGTTGTAGGAGGAGACCCAATGACAGAATATTCACCAGCACAATTAAACTGGGCAAATGATGTAGTAGTATTTTATGGAGCATGTATTGATAATGCTGGAACTACATTACAGAACTTCGGTGGTACTATCCGTAAGATAAACTAATAAGGTAAGACATAGCTATGAACTTGGTCTAAGGCAACATTTCACAGAGTGTTGCCTACCTTTATCTTCTGTAATTAAATTTGGATACCGCAATTATTCTTCGTATATTGGTATATATAAAAAATAATATAATGGTAGAAAAAAAGACAATGACAGAAAATCAATTAAAAATTATTAATGATTTAGCTAAAAGTAGTGGAATTAATGATTGGGAAAAAAAATTTCTTAACAATCTATTAAAATACAAAACAATATCTTTTAAACAATATCAAATAACTAGAAAAATTTATTCAAAATTTCGTGTTTTAGCGTAAAAGTTTTTGTATATTGTATGTATAATAAAACAGAGCAGTGGTTCTCTATAACCCACGAAACTTCAGTTGAGAGAGCCTGGTTGTATCAGCTAAATTATTTACAATAAATTATTATTGTATTAAGCCTAAGTTTTTGCTAAACATTTTGTTTTCCTTAGGATATGGAGAGGGGGAAAAAAATCGTTTGCCCTAAGAAAAGGCAACACTCCTAGAATAAAAACAAAGGCAACTAAGGCAACAACGTTGCCATTTATACCTTGTTCACAACTCTCTTTGTGTTTTAACATTCCAGCTAATATTTATACCTGACGTTGAGGGGTGAAAAGAAAAGGCAACAATAAACGATAGAAAAATCAAAGGCAACTAGGCGACGCCAATGGGACATCGTATATTGACGATACACATAATGGACAATGGGCATTACACTATCTAAATCTGAAATGGAGGCAACAGTAAACAGCGAACTAGCAGCTGTTACTGATCAATTATTTGTCAATGCTAGAAAGGTTTGTAGTTATAATTATGATAAGTGGGGTGCTGACTTAGTATCACACACAGTTTTATATTTCCTAAATCAGCCTATAGAAAAGCAGTATACCATTGTTACTACTCCGTCTAAAAAAGTCTCAGCATTAGAACGATATCTCACCAGCGCTATGTCATTAGCAATTCGTTCTTCAACCAGTCCATTTTATAGTAAACATAGAAAGCACATTGAGTCTCATAGAGTGCTTTTTGATGACTATGATTACTCCTCCAAGATTGGTTACGCTGAGGCTGCAGACGATGAGGGAGATGTTTGGACTAACATGAAAGAACAATTACCTTTACTAATTAATGAGTTACATTTTTATGACAAATACCTTATTCAGAAACATTATATGGAACAATTAACTGTTGCTGAAATTAGTAAATTAACAAGAATAACTCCTCAGCGACTAAGTAAGGATATTCGTTTTGCATTAATAGAATTAAAAGAAAAATTAACAAGTAAAAATATAAAGTAATGACAGAAGAAATTTTAAGAAATTATTGGTTGTTTACAATGAGTTGTACAATCATAGGTGTAGTAACAACAATATTTATTTTCAAATACCGTGCTATAACAGCGTATTTAAGCCGTAAAATCACGTTTATACTGCAGAGAGACAAATGTCGCGATACAGTTTATGATGTGATGAAAGAACTGCAACCATTAAATAAACGTTATATCAGACAACAGGTAAGAGAATATTTAAAGGAATTGCAAAAACCTAGTTATGAAACGAAGAAAACTACCACGAAACCTCCAGTTACCGTTAGACGCAAGCATACTAGGGGATCAAAAACCAAAGAATTATAGAATGATAAGACTAAACCCTATCAAAAAGAAAGATAAAAAAGAATATACTAATAATCAATTTGAGCAAGAACAAATAATATATAACGACTTGCCTCAAAGTTATAAATTTAAATACAGTGGATCTAAAAGAATCAATGCAACAAAAACCCCTAGGTAATTGGGATCTAAAATTACTACCAGAATTTATTACACCAGATGAGTGTAAAAATCTTATAGGATTAATTGACAAAGACTTAAATGAGTCTACAGTAGCTTTAGGTGCTGAAAGAGTAGTCGATGATTCTAGAAAATCACAAACAGCTTATTTATGCGATTGCTCCAAACAAGTAATGGCACTAAAAAATAAAATAGCTAAGGAATTAGGTGTTAATGTAAATCAGTTAGAAGGACTTCAGGGGCAGAAGTACTCTAAAGATGGTTATTTTAAAGAGCACCACGACGGCTTTGATCAAATAAATATAAAGAAATTCGGTTTACATTCAGGTAATAGAATTAAAACACTAATGATTTATTTAAATCAAGATATGGAAGGTGGTTGGACTACATTCCCCGTAGTAGATAGATCATTTATGCCTTTAACAGGATGTGCTTTAACATGGGATAATTTAAAAGAAGATGGTAAACTACAACCTGCAGCTAAACATCAAGCTGAACGAGTAGCATTTGGTGAAAAATATATTGTAACAGCTTGGATTAGAGAGAACGAATGGGATCCATTACAAGATGATATCTTAGCAGAAGAATATTTAAATGAAACTAAAGATTTACCTCCACAATATGGCAAGGCATTTGATATTATTGATACGCCAGAAGAAGTAACAAATTTAATTACTGCATTCTTATTTAAACATGATGCTGAGGACGAACAAGAATTACACGAGATAGACGGTAAATCTCGTTTATATAACTTAGATAAAGCACCTAGCATCACAAAACGCATACATGAAATTTACTTGCCTATAGCTGAACAAATGTCAGGTCAAAAATTAGAACCAACTTATGTTTATGGTGTTAGATCATATGGTAAAGATAGTAGTTTAAAAATGCATCGTGATAGAAAGGAAACACATGCAGTAAGTTTTAGTGTAACATATAGTAAAGATGCTGATTGGCCTTTAGTATGTGAAGGTGAGGATTTAAATGAATATAAATTAGAATTAGAACCAGGCAAATCATTGTACTTTAATGGATCTAGATATAAGCATGGAAGACCTACTAAATATACAGGTAAAGAATATCTTAACTTTTATGTGCATTATAAAATTAAAGAAACTAAAGTAGTACCTATTAAGCCTAAAAACAATAGTCATATAAGAATGATTTAATGGGTAGGCATTCAGGTTGTAATAGAGGCAATACTAAAAAAGACAGTAAAGAAGATATAATGGCTGCATTAGTAGAGCAACGTAAAAAATATAAAAAAGCGTTTGAGAAGGTAGGTGAACATTTAAGAGAGGTAGAGGAAAGAAAGGCTGCTATAAAATTAAAATATAGAAACTCAAAGAAAAAAAATAAAGACGTAACACGAGCAAAAAATAAAAACGACTATTATGATTAAATTAGGTGACTTAGTAGAGAAAATTTTGTATATTACGGGCATCAAATGGTTATATGAGAAATACAAAGGTGGACCTTGTGATGAGTGTAGAAAAAGAAAAGAATATTTAAATAAATTATATGATAAACATAATACAACTAGGGAGTAACACTGGTAAAGACC